ATCCACCTAATATAGCAGCTTTACCTAATGGACTTTTAAAAACTTTTTTAACTGTTTTTTTTGCTTTTCTTGCAAGTTTTTTTAAAAAATAAGAAAAAAGTTATAGAGAAAAAATTAAAAATTGAATTGAGTGAAACTTACTCTTATTGGAGATGTTATACTTATGCGTCTCGTTTAGACAAACACAAAGATAGAAATCAATGTGAAATAAGCGTGACGGCTTGTATTGACTCTGATAAAAGTGATTGGCCAATATTTATGGAAGGGGTGCCAATTACATTAAAACCTGGAGAGGCTATTATTTATAGCGGCACTAAATTACAACATTGGAGAGAACCTTTTACAGGTGATTATAATGTGCAATTGTTTTTACACTATGTAAATAAAAACGGAAAATTTTCTAATCTTAAAGGAGATAATAAAAATGAAGATTAAACAAAATAAAAAAACAGGTGAGGGTCGAATAGAATTTAGTAATGAAGAAATAGCTTTACTAAATAAAAGAAATTATTTTGAAATAACACCTTTGGCCATGAAACATTTAGCAAACAAACTGGTAAATATGGCAGCAGAGTTTACTGAGAATTTGCCTGAAGAGGTTGCAAAAGTTCAAAGTTTTGATAATACTAAAATAGACACTAAATAAATTGCTTTTACAGATCAATAAATCTGTAATATACTTGTATTATGCTACAAAAAATAGGATTTCAACCAGGTATAAATAAACAGATTTCAGAGACTACAGCCGAAGGTCAATGGATAGACTGTGATAATGTTAGATTTAGATACGGAACACCTGAAAAAATAGGTGGTTGGAAACAATTAGGCACAGATGAACTTACAGGCGCTGCTAGAGGACTACATCATTTTGTAAATAGTCTTGGTAGAAAATATGCAATCATAGGAACAAACAGAAT